ACGCAAGACATCACGGTTGCCGCATCTGACAAGATTTCGGCAACCTCCCAAGGCCCGTTCAAGATTTACCAGCGCGTCGGCTACCCGAATCAGCCTGATTCTTGGTCGCTGCTGGACTCTGTTGACTCCGCCCCGTTCACCTACACCTCTGCCGCGATCACGGCCGGCGGCGTTGTGCGCATCGAGGCCGGCCCGAACGACGTCTCCTACGAAATGGGCACCGCTGCGCTGGCTTCCGCACCGGTGTTTGAGTGCGGCGCTCCGGTTGCCATGACGACCGCTGCCACGATCACGTCCGCTGCTCTGATTGGCGGCCTGATTACCGGCACGCAGTCCTCTGGCGCAACCGTTGCCTACACCCTGCCAACCGGCGCGGTGTTGGATGCGGCCATCGACATCGCAATCGGTCAGGCGTTCGAGTTTTCGATCATCAACCTGTCCGCTGCGGCTGCCGATACCATCACGCTGACGGCTCCGGCTTCGGGCATAACGCTGGTGGGCGAGGCTGTTGTGCAGGCCAGCCATTCCAGCACGGGTGAAGTGATGGGCGCGTCGGGCTTGTTCCGCATGCGCAAGACCGCTGCTGACACGTTCATCTGCTACCGCGTTTCCTGATACACCGGACGGGCCGGTTCGCCGGCCCTGTTCGTTTTGGAGGATGAATGCGCGATTACCCAAGATTCGTTTACTGCAAGCCGTCTGCCGATTCCGTATCGCGTGGGCTGAAATACGACTACGTTCAGGTGTGCAATGACGCGGAATATGATGCCCGCATTGCTGCCGGCTACGTTGACAAGGCTGCCGACATTGACGCGCCGGCTGCCATCGTAGAAGTTCCGCCCGACGACGCGCCGGTCACCCGTGCGGAGTTGGAGCAAAAGGCCCGAGAGTTGGGTTTAAGGTTCGACGGTCGCACGACAGACCGCAAACTGTCGGCCATGATTGCTGACAAGTTGGCGGTGCCCGATGTCGTGGACGAAGCGGCAGATCATCAATCAGGCGTTTGAGGATGCCGGACTGGCGTCCTTTGTTTTCGACCTGACAACCGATCAGATTCAGTCTGCGCTGCGCCGGCTGGATTCGCTCATGGCAACGTGGAATGCCAAGGGTATTTCCTTCCCTTACCCGATTGCGTCAAGCGGCGACGGTTCCGACCCCGATCAGGATTCAGGCCTGCCTGACTATGCCGTCCCTGCCGCTTACATGGGGCTTGCAGTGCAGTTGTGCCCGTCGTTTGGCAAGGTGCCTGCTGTTGAGTTGAAGGTTGCGGCCAAGCAAGCGTATGACGCGCTGTTGTCCATCGCCTGCCAGCCGCGCGAGATGCAACTCGGAGCAATCCCTGCCGGCTTTGGCAACAAAACGCCAGAATTCCCGTTCCTTAATTCAGCCGATATCAGCCCCGTTCAGCAGGGTGGAAACGGCAACCTTGTATTTGGAGAATAACCATGTCTGGCGGAATTTCTGGCTTGCCGTTCAAGGATGTTTTCACCAGCGCCAACACCATCGCCATCAATGTCAGCGGCCGGGATTACCAAATCAACGGCGCGGACTTCATGACCTATGTGACCGACCAGTTGGGCACGCCGGCATTCACCGTGCAGAATTCCGCGCCGGCTGCCACAGGGTTCAGCATTCAGGTGCGCGATTCCAGCGTGAATACCTGGCTGACGATCACACCGCTTGGCTCATACGCTGCGGGCACTGTCGTGCTGCCTGACCCGGCCAACGCAATCGACGGGCAGGAAATTCTCGTGACGTGCTCGCTTGCCGTCACCACCCTGACCGTTGACGGGAACGGCGCGGTTGATGTGATTGGCGAGCCGACCACCTTGGCCGCTGGCGGTTTCTTCCGGCTGCGTTATCAGGCGACCCCGAGCATTTGGTACCGGGTGGGCTGACATGCAGATACCGGTACTCTCCGGCATCTACACTGACGCCGACTCTCGGTTCCGGACGGCATACCCGCGCAACCTTGTTCCGGTACCAAAGGCCACGGGGATTTCCTCGGGCTACCTTGCGCCAGCTGACGGGATAGTGGCGTTCGGAACCGGGCCGGGGATTGACCGTGGCGGGATTAACTGGAATGGCACTTGCTTCCGCGTCATGGGGACTACGCTTGTCTCAGTTTCTGACGCGGGCGCGGTCACGTCCTACGGCACAATCCCAGGCATCTACCGTGCGTCGATGGATTATTCGTTCGACGACATGGCCATTGCGTCCGACGGCAACCTGTACATCTTTGACGGCGCGACCATCACGCAAGTCACCGACGCTGACCTTGGCACCGTGTTGGATGTGATATGGGTTGACGGCTACTACATGACGACCGATGGGCAGTATCTGGTCGTGACGGAGTTGGGCGACCCTTTCAGCGTAAACCCGCTGAAGTACGGAAGTTCCGAGGCTGACCCTGACCCTATCGTGGCGCTGGTGAAGATTCGCAACGAGCCATACGCCCTGAATCGGTACACCATCGAGGTTTTCGACAACATCGGCGGCGACCTTTTCCCGTTCGCCCGCAACGAGGGCGCGCAGATCCAGAAAGGGTGTGTGGGCACTCACGCCTGCTGCGTTTACATGGACGCGGTAGCGTTTCTTGGTGGCGGCCGGAATGAAACGGTCTCCGTTTACGTCGGGGCGAATGGCGGCGCGGCAAAGATTGCGACAGACGAAATAGACACTGTGTTGTCAGGCTACACCGAGGCGCAGCTTGAACAGGTGCTTGTCGAGTCTCGCGTTGATGGTTCGCATGAATGGCTGTATGTGCACTTGCCCGACATAACCCTTGCTTACGATGGCGCGGCATCGAGAGAGTTGGGCGTGCCGGTGTGGTTTACGCTCACGTCGTCAGTCGTAGGCGATGCGCAGTACCGGGCGAAGGGGCATGTTTACTGCTATGGCAAGTGGATTGTTGGCGACCCGCAGGTGGCCCGTGTTGGCTATCTGTCGCATGAGTTGTCCAGTCACTACGGCGCGGTGAACGGTTGGGAGTTCTCAACGCAGATCATCTACAACGAATCGCGCGGCGCAGTGTTCCATTCGCTTGAATTGGTAAGCCTGAACGGTCGCATATCAGGCGTTGACCCTGTGGTATGGGCTTCCTACTCGCTTGACGGTATTGAGTGGAGCGCGGAGCAATCCCGTAAGGCCGGAAAGTACGGCGAGCGCAACCGTCGCATTGCGTGGCTGCAAAACGGATTCATGCGTGACCGGAGACTTCAGAAGTTTCGCGGCACCAGTGATGCGCACATTGCGATTGCGAGGCTAGAGGCGAACGTGGAGCCTCTGAATGTCTAACGAACTTGGTTTGCTGCGTTCGCAGATTGCGCGCATTGTCGGCAACGACCCGCGTGCTATTCGTGCGTTTGAGGCTTTGTTTGCGACTGCGGAAGTCGTGACTCCTGAATTGGCTAATGACGTTCTCAACATGATTCTGTCGGCTGAAATGCGGACTGCATCTGAAACGAACACAGCAAACGAGTTGCGACAGATTGGAGATATGATAGGCGCATTGCGTCGTGAGATTTCGTCAAACCTTGGACTGATTCGCGCCGACATTGAAAGCCTGAAAATGGGCAGTCAGCGGGTAAACCTTTCCGACATTGAAACGCGGCTAAAGTCGCTTGAAGAGTACACAGCGGGGATACGGTAATGGCACTTACTTACGGGAAACTCTTTGAGCCGGCGCAGTTGACTACTAGCGCAGCGACGTACTACACGGTTCCGACTTCGCCACCAACATCGCTGCTCCGAAATGGGCGAATCAGGCTTTCCAACAATACGGCAGGCGCTGTCACTGTGACGGTGTACGCTGTCCCTGCATCGGGGGCCGCAAGCGCAACAAACGCCATACTGTCCGCCTATTCGCTGGCAGCAAATAGTGCGCTTGACATTGACCTGCCGCAGATGAAAGCAGGTGATTTTTTGCAGGCGCTTGCTGGTGCGGCAACGAGCATAAGCATTCACTCAATTGACGGCGTGATTTTCTCCTGACGCCATGAATAGGTACTACGTCGGGCCGGACGCTACCGGGTATGTGTTGGATGCGAATTCCAGCACGTCTACGCTGAATGCTGGTGCGACGTTCACCGGCACGGCTGTTGATGTGTCTGCGTTTCCGTCTGTGACGCTTGCGGTTAAGACGGACTATGCCGGAGCTATGTACGTTGATTTCTCGCCGGACGGCACGAATTGGGATTCAACGCTGACCTACGCGGTTGCGGCTGCTGTGAACGAGGTTCACCGGCTGACGGTGACTCGCAAGTATTTCCGCGTGCGATTCACGAACACCAGTGCGTCGAACCAGACGTATTTCCGGCTTCAGTGTTTGGCCGGCGAACAGATTGGCTTGTCGGCACCGGCTAACCTTGCGATTGGTCAGGATGCGGACGCGATAACGGTTCGCCCGACTGATGCCGACCTAGAGACCGCACGCGGGTTGCGTACCGGCATCAGTGCTGCCATCAAGTTCGGCCGCACGCTGGCAGCAACGACTGGCACTGATGTATGGGCGGTTGGAACGGCGTTTGTTCAGCCGGCGACGGCGGCGGCCATCACCATCGTTTCGTCGGCCGCAAACGACACAAGCGCAGGCACGGGTGCCCGCACCGTGTACGTTGAATACATTGACTCTAACTACGCGACCGCTACAACGACGGTCACAATGAATGGCACGACTCCGGTATATGTCGGCACCGGCTGGCACGTCAACCGTGCGTATGTGGTGACGGCTGGCAGCAATGATGGCGCGGTTGGAAGCCTCACGCTATTAAGTGCTGCGGCTGGCACACCGATACTTGCGCGCATCCTTGCGACGTATAACCACACAATGAGCACCATCTACATGGTGCCGGTCGGTTATTCGCTGTATATGAAGAATTGGCACGCTGGCATCCAGTCAGCCAACGCGAACGGAACCGCTGATATTGGTTTGTTTTACAAACCGTTCGGAGGTGTTTTCCGTATTCAAGACAATATGAATTTTCGTGAAGGTGGCACCACGTCTGATAATCACGAGTATTCGACTTACCGGGTATTCGACGAGAAAAGCATCATCAAAGTGCGCGTTATTGCCGCGTCGCACGCGTCCGACTGCAACTCTGTCTACTCGTCGAAACTGGTGCTTAACTAACCATTTCCTGCCAGCCCGATAGTCTGCTACTATTGACCAAAGCCGAGCGATAGGCGCTGCCGGCGGCGCATGACGAACC